TAATTAAGTTGTCCCTATTATTAGACCGTATAACTAAAGGAAAACGTGAAGTAATTCAACACCCTGTATTACTTCGCCAAAATTTACAATTAATTATAAATGACTGGGATGACATTTATAATAGTAAGATTTCCTTAATTAATGATAATCTGTCTGATTTAGAACAGAAAAATAGGTCCAAGATAGGACCCAGAAGTATCGCTAAACCATGGGTGGACATAAAAGATGTTGCTAAAAGTTACTTCAAGAAACCAGAAGTTAATGCAATTAGCATAAACGCTGTGGACTATGTTAAACAAAAACGTAGATTAAGGCCAATCTCGGCTGATAAAGCTTTAGGTTACATTAAAAACAATACAAACTCGGGTTTACCTTACCTTGAAAAGAAGGGCGAAGTTAAAGCCATAACACTTGAAAATTTAAACAAGTTGTTACTTCGTAATGATCCGTGTGTGTTTTTCATTCGTACTCAAGAAAATGAGAAGACTAGAATTATTTTTGGCGACGCATTTGCTGATGTGTTAAATGATTCGCGGTATTATCGGGTGTTTCTTGAATACGAAAGGAACCTACCATGGCGCTCTGCAATAGTAAGTCCTAATGCAGTTGATCATTCAGTTACAGATATTATTAATAAAGCTAAAGAAAACGATGAAGAACTAGTTTCTGTTGATTTCGATTTATTTGACACTAGCTTTAAGAGACCCTTACAAAAGATGGTTTTCGATTTTATTAAACACCATTTCCAACTACAATATCATGAAGACATTGACCATTGCGGTGAACGTTTTGGTACTGTAGGTTTAATTACTCCTGACGGTATATTAAAAGGAGATCATGGAATTCCATCTGGTTCGGCTTGGACTAACACAGTCGGCTCTATTGGACAACATTTAGTGGCATCAGATTTTGGGGTCCCTGATGATGCACAACAACAACAAGGTGATGATGGTGCATACCGCGTTAAAAATGCTAAGAAATTATTTGATCATTTTGAAAAATTTGGTCTTAAGATCAATAGAGATAAAACTTATGTATCGAAAGATCATATAGTTTATCTTCAGAATTTACACGATGATTTTTATCGTGATTCTTCTGGAGTATGTAGAGGAATTTATCCTACTTACCGAGCTTTAGGTAGGTTTTTATTTCCTGAACGTTTCACGGATTTTGGAGAAGAGGAGCAGAAGGGTAGCGACTTCTTTGCACTAAGGGCAATTTCTTTGCTTGAGAATTGTTGTCACCATCCATTATTCTATGATTTTGTGAAATTTATTGCTAAACTGGATAAATACAGTCTGCAATTTAGCCAACCGGGTTTATCTAAATACATCCAAAGTTTATTTAGAAGCAACAGCGTTGGGGACGTTTTTCATTACCGACGAGGTGATGAATTAAAAGGTATTTATAATTTTAAAACCGTACAAATACTTCGTGAGCTCCAAAA